TCATACGGCACCTCCCTGAACGGCAGATGCAGGCACCAGAAAGATGACGGCGACCGGGAAGGTGCGGTCGTTCAGTTTTGCGTAGCGGGTTTCGATGGCGTCGGCCTCCTGCTGGCGCTCGGCTGGAATGCGAGCAAGACGTGCCTCCAGTGCAGCGGTGTCGCGCCTAAGCTGCGTTCGTTCGTCTTCCGAAAACAGGGAGAGCTGCGCCGGTTGCTGATCTTTTTTCAGTTCTGCTTGAATGGCCTTTTCCAGCTCATCAAGCACGGAACCGATATCGGCTACTTCCTGCTGCTTACGGGATTGCAGGGTGTTGGTCAGGAACTTGAGCCGGTCTTTCGAGCGGGCATCGACCGACTGCAGGATGGCGTTCTGCGTGCGGTCGAAACGCATACGGATGGCATCGAACAGAGAGTCTGCGGCCGTCAGTGGCTTGGCTTGATCCAGCCATTGCTGGACTTTGGTAACGCCATCCTCGCGACGAAAGGATTTGTCGCCCAGATAACCTCCGGCAACCGTCAGCTCTTCGTGGAGGCGATGATGGTTGCCGCCCGTGACGACCAGCCGCGAGATGACGGCCACGGCGGGGCCGTCGATCAGTGCGTCCGGCACCGAGCGCACGGTGACACGATGCAGCTTCTTTACATCGTCTTGTGCCCAGACTTCGGCGCGCAACAGGCGCAGACACATCTGCACCAGCCGGTGGTTGAGGTGAACCAGCACCACGTCGTCACGCCCAGTGGCGACGGTGTGATCAAAGGTGATAGGCCGGATTTGCAGTGTGTGGGGGTGACGCAAACCTTCGAGGCAGCGCGCCCACGAGCCAGACAGCGCGGGCATCTTGAATACGGTGCCCGATGGGGCGTCGGCCAAGGAAAAAGGCTCGAGCGGCGGGCGGCCTGCCAACTCGAGGCCCGTCTTGACCGCCATGAGGATGTGCTCTGGCGTGAGGTGAAAATCCCGCTGCGTGGTCAGGAGCCGTTCGTGCAGTTTGGCGACTCGGTCTTTCAGTTCGCGCTCGGCGCGCACGAAGCGTCTGGCCTTGGCGATCTTGGCTTCTGCGAGACGAGTATCGAGGTCTTTGAGCGAGCCTTCGATCAGCCCCGACATCTGCGGCGCAATGACCGGGTTGACGCTACCCATGTCCGCACGCATGGATTCGAGTTTGCGCAGCGCCCGGATGATGTCGTCGCCGTGACCGCCAATGGTTACTTTGCCCTGTTCGCCACCATCGACAGGATGCCAGATCAATACTTCTTTTTGGCGCTGACCGTGCCGGTCGATACGACCGTTCCGCTGCTCCATCACATTGGGGTTGTACGGGATCTCCAGATGGATGAGGCAGTTACAGTGGTTCTGCAAGTCGATACCTTCCGACGCGGCATCGGTGGCCAGCAGGATGCGCACCGCTGAATCCTTGGGCGAGGTCTGGAAGGCTGCCTTGACTTTCTCGCGCTCATCCTGCGCCATGCCACCGTGAAGGATAGCCAGTCGATCGCCACCGAAATCGTGGCTGGCCAAGATCTCGTGCATCCACTGGTGCGTAGTGCGGTATTCCGTGAACAAGATGACCCGACGATCATTCCACTGCCCGTCGGTCTTGAGGTTGGCCTTGAGCCAGTCGAGGATGGCCTTGGCCTTGGCATCGACCTGATTCTTGGCCGTCTGCGCCCACGATCGCAGCTCGTTTAGCATCTGTTGCTGGTCTGCTGTCAGTGGTTGCGCCCGACGTGAGGCTTCTTCGACGGCCTCGAACTGGGCGTTTTCGACTTCCTGATCGTTGGCGTAATCTTCTTCGACCCGCAGGATGGCTTTGCGCAAAATGCGGTCAGCCATTGCATCCTTGTCTTTGCGTTGGCTGCCATTGGCCAGACTGGCAATGTGCTTTTCCAGGGTGGATGCGAACGCGGCGGGTGAAGAGAAGAGCCGTTTCTTGAGCAACTGGTTGACGAACGACGTGCCGAAGGCATTACCGACCTTTTCGGCATCCTGCTCGCGGCTCGCACAGTAGTCATTCAGCTTCTGGTGAATGGCGCGCTCTTGCGTGGAGTACGAGGCCAGCAGCGCTTGCAGCTTGCGCTGCGCATAGAGAGGCTTGCCTTCTGCATCGACCAAGTCACTCTTGAGGCGGCGGATCATCACCTGACTCAACTGCTTTTCATCCGGCAGGATGTTTCGGGCGAAACGTTGGTCGTCGAGTAATTCGAGCAGCGACGTGAAGGATTCGGTATAGCCGTTGTGTGGGGTTGCCGTCAGAAACAGGCGATGCTGGAAGTGCGGGCTGATGGAACGGATGAAACGTGTGCGTTGGCTCTCCAGCGCGTAGTTCGCACCGGCAGCGGGGGCGATGTTGTGTGCTTCATCGACGACCAGCATGTCGAATTTGCGCGGGTAGCTGGTATGCGCAGGCAGAACATCGCGCATGGCGCGCAGTCCTTCGCCGCTCTTGACCCAGTCCATGGACGCTATCAGGCGCGGATGGGATGTCCACGGATTGGCATGGATACCGCGATCTCGGCGCAACTGCTTGATGTAGGCAGTGTCGACAACCCGGAAATCAAGGCCAAACTTTTCCAGCATCTCGACGCGCCACTTCTCTTGCAGCGATGCGGGGCAGATGATCAGGACGGTACGGGCACGGTGCCGCAGCAACATCTCCTGGATGACGAGACCGGCCTCGATGGTCTTGCCCAAACCAACGTCGTCGGCGATGAGCAGATTGACGCGCGCCATGTCGATGGCACGCACCAGTGGGTCGAGCTGGAAGTCTGCGATGCTGACGCCACTGCGAAACGGCGCTTGCAGAAAGCCTCTGTCAGCATTGGTGGCGGCACCCCAGCGCACTGCATCGAGAAACGCTTCGAGTGTGTCGGAATCATCCTGGCCGGTGATTGAGGGCAGGCCCGCCCGTTCGATGACTTGCGCACCGGGCTCAATTTCCCAGATGACCTCAAGCTCCTCACCTAGGCCATCCTCGTCGATGGATGAGAGGGTCACTGCATTCTGTTGCGCAGAGGTTGATTTCAGCTTGGATGAGGCGACTTCGGCCACGACCCACTGGCGCCGCCTGACCTCGACCAACTGCCCCGGCTCTGGACGGGAGCGATAGGTCTGGTTCTGCTTTTCAGTTGCGATTTCCATGAGGTCTGCGATCTTCCCGTTCGGTTCTTGTTGTTGGATTTCTCGTCAGATCATCGGGACTTGGCCAGTGCCAGATGCTGATTGATACTGCGTGCGATCGCACGACCCAAGTCGACAGGAACAGCATTTCCAATGAGGCGTCCGAGAACCTTGAAACTTACCTCCCCGTCTTCGGGAATGAAAGCGTAGTCACGCGGGAAGCTCTGGATGATTGCGGCTTCTCTCAAGGTGATCGCACGATCTTGTTCAGGGTGTCCGAACCGGCCATTCCCAAACCCGTAGCACTGCGTCGTCATAGTGGGAGCAGGCTTGTCCCACTCCATGCGGCCATAGACACCCGGGTAAGTTCTACCGCTTTCTGCGCGATGGCAATCCGCAACGAGATGCTCCGGCCAGTCACGCCATGTACCGCCAGGTTTAGAGACCTTGATGCGCTTGAGATTCTTCTCCGACAACGTTGATGAAACGTGCAGCTTGTCCCTAGGAGCGGCCTCGCCAGCACTTAATGCACGAAGGCGCCCAATCGCCTGCCTCACAGTCTTGGGTTTTTTAAGCGTAGGTTTGATCATCGTAATCTCCCCGTGCAGGGATGCCAGCAGGACCATGCGGCGGCGAGTCTGTGGTACCCCATATTGGGAGCTGTCAACGACATCGAACCATACGTTGTAACCAAGCCTCTTAAGCGTATCGACGAAATCGTGAAACACCGAGTGCTTAGCGACTGTCGGGACGTTCTCCATAGTGATGACGTCTGGCATTGAGCCTTGAGCGAGGCGCGCGAACTGATAGAGCAAACCCCACTTTCCGTCCTTGCCATCCAATTCGTAACGCTGAGCGTAGGTCGAAAAGGGCTGGCAAGGCGCGCAGCCCGCCAAGATCTTCAAGTCCGCATCACCGAACAGCTCATTGATTTCGTCGGTTGAAACCTTGCTGATGTCACGCTCAAGGAATTTAGCGCCGCCATTATTTGCTACGTAAGGGAAATGGCACGCAGGATCAAGATCAATGCCTGCGACGACGGGCAATCCCTCCAATTTGAAGCCATGCGTCAATCCACCCGCACCACAGAACAGGTCAACACAAGCAATATTTTTTTTCACATCAATTCTCCTGTTTTCATTTCGAACGCTGTATGAGGCGACCGAAACCGGCAGAAGCCAAGTCCTTCATTACTTTTTCCGACCTTCTGCATCTGCAGCACCACCCGAGCGCACCCATTCGTCGATCTCCTCTGACTTGAACTTCCAGAGTCGACCGATTCGGTGCGCAGGCATGTCACGTTTGTTGATCCACGCATAAACGGTGTCTTTGCTGACACCCAAGTACACGGCGATCTCTTCGACCGACAACCAGCGATCAGTCATGACGATTTCCATAAGTAGGTCGAATTTTTAGTCCTTTACATCATCTCACGAAACCGGGCTTTCGTTACCTAGTAAGACATGGTTTAGCCAGATTCCGTATGATTTTGCAAGGTTCTGTACTAGACTGAAGATCTCAGGTTGACGGCATGGCATATTCAGAGACGATGAGCGCTGATCAGACGATCAGAGCAACTTCGACGCTGCGTCGAGCTACGAGACCAGGAAGCACCTTCCCGCCGCCATAGACCCAGCGCTCTAGCTCCCGGCCCGCACCATGCCAGTCCCGTTGATTGATCCGGCGTCTCAAGGTCGATGTCTGTAACCGCCCAGCGCCGAGATTGAACGTGAAGTCGACAATGGCTGCGAGCCGCTCCTCCGGTTCTGTGGCCAGCACCGGACAGAAGCGCAGCGTCGCAGCGAGCGCAGTTTGCAAGTCGCGCGCCAGATAGACCTCGGCTTCTGCCTCCGTGATCGGCGGGTGCTTGGGGTCGCAGAGATGGCCGTACCCAATCGTCCAGAAACCTGCTGGACAGATGTAGGGAACGGCGGTGATCTCGAGTCCGCGCTTCACCTTGCGCTCGAATCCCTCGAAGCGCTTGGCTAGATCAATGGCTGCTTGTGGAACCGCGATCACGGCCGCACCCGGTCGAACACACGCCCCAGGAACCAGAAGTTCAACACCCCAGCCCAGAGCGCTTGGTCAGCCTCTGTCCAGGCATGCAAGATGGCCGTCCCCCAGCCAGTGCCAGCGGTCACGGCTGCTGCGAAAGCCGCCGTCTTGGCAGCGCAATACAGCGCCATGAACCAGTAGGTGATCACCGGCCGAACGCTGACCGACAAGGCATCAGCCCAACCGACCCCCGATTTTTGGCCCTGTGCAGCCACCGCATCACGCAAAGCCTCGACAGCGCCCACGTTCCAGGCCGCATCGGAGGCAGCACCGATTTCGGCCATGCGCTGGGCTCCGCGCAACTTTTCGAACTCCAGTGCTTTGTCCTGCATCGCCAGTTCATGGCCCCGTTCGCCCTGGCGGTCTAGCCATTTGAGGATTTCAGGTGCGAGACGGAAGGCCCCGCCGAGGAGGCCACCAAGCAGAGTCTCGATCATTGGGCACCTCCCATCAGTTTCAACTTGATGGCGCCCCCCACCAGCAGCGCAGCCAGGATGCCGGTGGTCACGACCTTGATGGTGGTCTGCCACGCCGTGCGTCGAGCATCGCGCCAAGCTTCCAGCAGGTCACGCAGTTCGCGGATGTCGCGCGCGGCGTGACCGTTTTCCAGGCCGAGATGGGCCAGGCAACGCTCGGCACCGCGCTCAGCGGCGCGGGTGAGCAGGTCGTCCAGGTCTTCGGGGCGCAGGGTGATGGACTGCGCCACGCCGGTTTCGTCTACGTTCTCCATGTTTGGGTCTCCAAAATGCAAAATGCCCGCACTGGATGTCTCCAGGCGGGCGTAAATGACGGGTCTTTGCTTCAGGCGAAGTGATCGGCCTTGGCCAGTGGCTTGATGAAGTCAGGAAGGTGGTTAGGATTGATGCCAGCCGGAATCATGGTGGGATCGACGATGTCCTCCACCCGCTCACCATCTCGCAAGGCGTGAATACAGGCCGCCACCGTGCCCTCCTCCAACGCGGTGAGGGTGTGAACCTTGTCGCGCGCAATGAAGATGATGTGAGGCGCAGTGAACTCCGACACAGCGCCATCCACATCAACCAAAAGCCGCCCCTTGACCAGCAAGGTGGGGTGATCAAACGCGTGCTTGTGGCCCTCGTTGACGTCACCGGCGTTTTCAAAAGTCATCAGCTTGATCCAGAGGTTGCTGATCAGGCTCAACTGAGATTTAGGTGGGGATTTAGGACTGGCCATTGACACCTCCTGGTTGTGGCTCTGCTGTGATGGGTATGGATGGGTAGGTGATGACCGGATCAAGACGACCGCCAATGGCTTTGAAGCTGATCATCTCCATGGTCACGTCGTCTGGGATATCCGCATTCGGGAAGCTGATTTCATCCTCGATCGCCGGACAGTCCGCCAGGGGCACGAGCCGAACATCCCCTTTTTGGAAATTGAAATAAAGTCGTTGCATCACTCCTCCTCAAACGAACTGGATGTAAGTGGCCGTGAACGAGTTCACATAGATCGCGTCGCCGCTCGATCCACTCAAAATCGAGCCATACAGGTCAAACGTCACCGTGCTGTTGGGCGGCACCGTGAACGTGCCAAAGTTGTAGGTCTGTACACCCCGGGCCGAATACGTGCCGTAGGTGCCGACGATGGAGCCGTTTTGGCGGATCTGAAACCCGTAGGTGTCGTCAGCCGCGAAGTTGATCACCGCTGTCAAATTGATCTGCATTGACTTGGTGGTGCTGTAATTCCAAATCGTGTGCCGACAGTTGCCCACATTGACCTGCACAGAACTCTTGCCCTGCGCAGCCATGTAGAACATGTTTGTGTAGTAAGTGCCGCGAGACCACTGCGTACTGGAATAACTCGCCCAGATCATGTAGCTCGGTGAGCCAATCGAGCGGCTGGCACCGGATGCCAGCGAGCTGAACGTCTGGAACAGGCTGAAACTCTGCTTGACATATTCGTCTGTGGCAAAGGATGTTGTGAGCACTCGCCCGGATGATCTCCAGGCAGTTCCGGTGCAATACAGGTCATAGGCTTCGCCTGGTGCGAGTGTCACGGTGGCAACCCCATCGATCAACTCGGCTCCGCTGGGATCTAGCGTCACGTCGCCAGTGCCTGAATTGCGCACAGCAATGGTGAAACCCGCACCCAGCGTGGCGGCGGCGGTTAAGTTCAGCGTGAAAGTCCCGCTGCAGTCGATCATCCGGCCACGGTCACTTGAAACCACGGTGTAAGACGCTGTTTTGCTGACGTAGCCAGACCCCAGAGAGCCCAAGGTAGCCAGCGCGGTGGCTGCGTTTCCGTCTGTGCCCAGCAGTCCTGCCAGGTATGCGCGCAAATCGTTCAGCGCTGTTTTGAACTGCCCCTCGGTGACTGTGGAGCCCGTGAAATTAGATATCGGTGGTAAGGCTGGCATGTGCGTCTCCTTGTCACTGCGTCCACATCAAGGTATTTGCACCCTGAGAAGTCGTTGAAGCCGAGACCGTCACGATGGACTCGGTCCCGCTGACGTTCTTCTTGAAGTAGAGCTTGCCGTCGGTCGTGTTGAGCGCCAACTCGCCCAGTTGGAGTTGCGCCGTGGTGGGCAGCTTGCCCGCCACCGACGACTGCTTGACTTTGATCACTTGAGCCATAAACAGGCCTCCTTTCTCTAAGCAGAGGGGTTGAAGAAATTTCAGAACGTGCCGCCGTCGATGGCAGCGCTCGTGGACAAGGCGTCCGTGATGCCGTAACCCGCCAGCGTCGTGGGCTTGCCCGTCACGCTGGACCAGGCTGGGGTGTTGGTGGTGGTGCCCGCTGCAGTGAGCCGGCCTTTGGCATCCACGGTGAAGGTAGGAATCAGCGCGCCAGAGCCGTAACTGGCGGCAGCCACACCGGTGCTGGCCAAGGTGGCAGAACCCGTGACGTTGGCCGAGCCATCAAACGCGGCGGACGTCCAACTCACATCCCCCGTCATGGCGATGGTTCGAGCCGTCAAGAGCTTGGTGGCGGTACCCGCATTGCCCGTGATGGTGGTGATGGTCACGGCACCCGTGGCACCGTTGACGCTGGAGACCGAGTCGGTGTTGTCGATCTTGTCCCAGGCTGATCCGTTGCTGACGATCCAGTCGCCAATCTGCCAGTCGGTGATGCCGCTAACGCTGGTGGCACCGGCCGTGGCGACCTTGTAATAGAAACCCTTGTTGCTGCTGGACGCCGTTGGAATGGTGGGGGTGTTGGTGCTGGCGTTCCAGGTGCCTTGGTAGTTCAAGCCTCCGATGGCTACATCCGGCAATTGGGACGTGGGAACCTTTCCATCGGCGCCAAGGCCAGCCACGCCATTGGCTGCGCCCACCGCAGTGGTGGCCACCGCCCCAATGGCAGCGGGCGTGGGCAGCGCATGCACGTGATCGGCGCGTGCCGCCGTGGTGGCCGTGCCAACCGATGCGCTAGCCGCCAGGGCACTGGGGGCAGCCGAGGTCAAAGCCAAAGCATCGGTGATACCGTAGCCAAACAAAGTGGTGGGCTTGCCTGAGATCGAGGTCCAGGCGGGCGTGATCGTTAGATTGGCCGCCGCCGTGATCCGCCCCTTGGTATCCACCGTGAACTGTCCAACCTGGGTGGCACTGCCGTAGCTGCCAGCGGTGACACCGGTCGCTGGCAAAACCACTGCCACACCGGCAGACACAGTTCCGGTGCCGGACACGTCGCCGGTGATGGCCAGGCTGTCTGCCTTGCGGGCAAAAGTACCTGGCCCTGCGATGGGCGTGACGACATTTCCGCTTTCGCCGATGAACAGGTTGTCTGAAACCTCGGACCAGGCCAATTCGCCGACAGCCAAGGTAGGTGGCGTGGCGGTGGTGGTCGAGCGTTTAATTTGTAGGGTTTGGGGCATGAAATCGCTCCTTGATATGAAAGTCGGGGATTCAGAAGTAACCAGCGTCGATCACGGCGTTGGGGTCAAGCACCCCTTGATCGCCTTTGTCACCCTTGGGGCCAGTGGGACCTGGCACGCCGATATTGGTGAGCACCGTGCGCAAGCCTTGCGGCTGCACCCGCACGGTCTGGGTGCCGGTTTGCATCGTGACGCCCGGCTGGCGCGGCGTGGTGATGGAGATGCGGATGGCCATGGGTCACTGCTGTTCAATCGCGCGTGATCCGCATGGACACCAGCACATTACCCTTGAGCAGTTGGGTGCGAATCCCTGCCGGGCTGGACATGAACAGGTCGTACACGCAGGCGCGCACCGGCAAGGCACTGGTAACCGACGCGGGCAAGGTGATGGCCACCGTGCCACTGGCCAGCCGACTTTCATCAAAACCAAAGCTCGCCAGTACGGTGGGGTCTTCCGGCGTGGCGCGGATCTGACCTTCAAAGACATAGCCCGTCAGGTCCATCACCGCCCCGCCCTCGTCGAGGGTGAGTGCCGTATAGAAGGTTTCGCCTTGCGCCAGCTGGATGTCGTACCTCGGGGCGCTCATCGGATAACTCCTGTTTTGAGTTTTAGTTGATCGGTCAATAGCGCCACATCGGTGACGCAGCATCGGTCTGCCACATCAGCTGGGCGTCACTGACCCACATGTAATCGGCACTGCTGCCATAGAACAGCGCCACCCAAGGTCCTGCGGTCATGCCCACACCGCGCACCCGGATCAGGGTTTGCGCGCCATAGAGGGATGTGACTGCGAAGTTGTTGGCTGAGGTTTCCCCCACCCGGGTCCAGACCAGGTTGGCCGCGTACGGGTTGCTGCCCGCTGCCATCTCGATCTGGTAGGTCTCAGCGCCCGGTGCGGGCGTCCAGGTCAATAAGGCCTTGCTGTTGTCGGTCGTTGATGACCGCAGGGTCAGGTCAGCGATCAGCGGCGTGGTGTAAAGCGTGGTCAACTGGCTCGTCACCACCGCCGGGGCTGTCACACCCTGATCGGCGCTGTGAACCGACGGATCCTCGTTGATCGCTTCGATCTCGACCTGGTGCAGACCACGAGGCCGCACCGCAATCACTTTGGCCAACTGCCGCCAGGTCTCGCCCCAGCCAAAGGCGATGTGGGTACGCTCGTAATCCTGTCCGGTGTAAGGCACGGTCATTGGCTGGGTTGTCAGCACCAACTCGCTGTCTGCTGCCCCACGGCTGACGGCATAGGGTCCGTCCACGCCACCGGCTTTGGTCCTAAATCCAATGTAATG